CAACACGCTTGTCGTCAGTATGTTGAAGAGGCAATCGAAGAAGAAATTGCGAAGGGTAAGCACAACCCGTGGGGCAATGACTTCTTCACCCCCAGCTTGTATTTATCGGGGTATATCTGGAACGCGATTGATAAGGTTATCGGCTCCGCCCGTGAGGTTATGAACTACGTCAAAGATGTAGGGGCCATCTACGCTGATGCTAAGAAACCGATGGAGTGGGTGACGCCTACCAATTTCCTTGTTCGCCAAGCCTATCCAGACACCAAGCTGCGTCGTGTTCAAACAATCATAGATGGTTCGATTATTCGCCTTGCCTACCAGCATGAATTGGATGGAACTGTAGACCGCAGCAAAACCCGCACTGGGGCCAGCCCAAACTTTATCCACAGCTTAGATGCTTCCCACCTGACGATGACAATCAACCGCTGCCGGGACATTGGCATCGACGACTTCGCTATGGTTCACGACAGCTACGGCACCCACGCTCCAAACATGGAGGCGATGAGCCAACTCCTGCGCGAATCCTTCGTAGATATGTACGAACAGAACGATGTTCTTTCGCAATTACGCCTCCACGCGTGTAGTATCCTCGGTACAGAAGATGTACCAGAGCCTCCCTCAAAAGGGGCTTTGGACATTCGTAACGTACTGAAATCAAAGTATTTCTTTAGTTAGTTTTGTAACTTGCCACTATTGCTCCTACGAGCATTTCACTAACTACACACACGGAGTATGTATGGCTAAAACCCTACCCGTAATGAAGGGCAAGGCACTCTGGGCCAAGGTCTTCACCCCGGATACCAAGTTCGATTCAGACGGTATCTACAGCATTGATGTTGTCATTCCTGAAGAAGACGCACAAGAAGTATGCGAGTACCTCGAAGGCCTGCGCGATGAGCGTTTGGCTGAGGAGGTCAAGGCCAATCCGAAAGCGAAAAGCCTGTCCGCACGCCCTGTGTATGAACTGGACTTAGACCAAGACGGCAATGAGACCGGCAACTACAAGTTCAAGGTAAAGCTGAAGGCGACTGTTCGTGGCCGTGACAATCAGACCTACACACAGCGCCCAATCGTTGTTGATTCAAAGCGTAGCCCGATGACTGAGGAAACCCTCATTGGCAACGGGTCAATCGTCAAGGTTGCTTATGAACCGCATCCCTACGTCATGGCTTCCAACAAACAAGTCGGCGTGTCGTTGCGCCTTAAGGGAGTCCAAGTTCTCCAGCTAGTTGAGTACGGAAACAAAGGCGCCGCCTCGATGTTCGACGAAGAAGACGGTTATGTGGCTGAACCTGAATCAGCGGCAGACACCTCCGAAATTTCTTTCGACGATGGTCAGGCCGATGGCGAAGCTGAAGGGGACTTTTGAGCAACGTGTCATTAGCAAATTAGAAAAGGCTGGGGTGCCGTATGAGTACGAACCACACAGTCTTTCTTACAAGGTCGAACGGCAATACATCCCAGACCTACTTGTTAATGGCCGCTTGTATGTCGAACTAAAAGGCTTCTTTCGGCAAGACAGCCAGCGAAAGATGAAAGCCGTCAAATCTCAACATCCCACCCTCGACATCCGGTTCCTTTTTCAACGTGCTTCTAGCCCCGTTCATGGGGCAAAGAAGCGCAAAGACGGAACAAAAATGACGTGCGCGGAGTGGGCTGAGAGATATGGATTTGAATGGGCTGAAGGCGAAGAAATACCTATGGAGTGGCTCAATGAATAGCTTGCTTTACAGACTTGCAGACTCGTTCTGTCAATCAATCCTCCAAAACGAGGAGGACTTCTCGGACGAGGAAGTGTTGGATTTATCTGAATTGTTCACGTTTATGGCTGAACGCCTCTACATCGTGGAAGACGAAGATGAATCAGACGATGGAGAGTGAACACCTCTACAAAGAGGGGTGTGAAAACTGCGGCAGTAGTGATGCTAAAGGGGTTTACTCTGACGGCCACACATACTGCTTTTCTTGTGAAACCTACACACCTGCAAACAAAGAGGAAGCCACAAAACAAAATGTGGTTGCGTTGGAGCCTACCAGCTTCAAACCTGTGCGGGGTGAGGTCAAACCATTGCTCAAGCGGAAGCTAAACGAAGCCACGCTGAAGTTCTGGGACTACCAAGTTGGTGTGCTGAACGATAAGCCCGTTCAGATTGCTAACTACAAAGATGCTAAAGGAAGAATTGTCGGACAAAAGCTGAGGTTCCCTAGTAAGGACTTCACGTTTTTAGGCGACAGCAAGAAGGCTGGCTTATACGGTCAGCACCTTTGGAGAGACGGGGGCAAGATGCTCGTTGTCACTGAGGGCGAGATTGACGCAATGAGTCTGTCTCAGGCCTTAGATAACAAGTACCCCGTAGTCTCTGTGCGAACTGGCGCAGGTGGTGCGAAGCGTGACATAGCGCGAAGCATTGATTGGGTCGAGAAGTTCGCGTCTGTTGTTTTCATGTTCGACCAAGATGAGCCGGGCCGCAAAGCTGCTGAAGAGTGCGCTCTGCTGCTGTCTCCGGGCAAAGCAAAGATTGCTCAACTTCCTCTGAAGGATGCCAACGAAATGTTGGTGGCCGGACGGGTGAAGGAACTGCTCGATGCTCAATGGTCTGCCAAGCCATTCCGCCCTGATGGGATTGTGGCCGGTAACGAGTTGTGGGATGTCGTCAGTTCTGTAGAACAGAACGAAAGCGTCCCGTACCCGTTCCAAGGACTCAACGAGAAGACCTTCGGCATCCGCCGTGGGGAAATCGTGACAGTCACAGCAGGAAGCGGTATTGGTAAGAGTCAGCTTACTCGTGAGTTTGCTTACAGCCTTATCAAGAGCGGGCATTCATTAGGCTATATCGCACTGGAAGAAAGTGTGAAACGCACTGCGTTGGGTCTCATGGCTTTGGAATTGAAGAAGCCAATCCACTTAAACAGAGATGGAGTGACCGACGATGAACTGCGTAGAGCCTATGATGAGACTGTCGGAAATGGTCGTGTATTTTTGTATGACCATTGGGGTTCTACAGATTCCGATAATCTTATCCAGAAAATCCGGTATCTGGTTCGCGGCTGCGGCTGTAACTACATTATTCTTGACCACCTCTCTATTGTGGTTAGCGGCCTCGATGGGGGTGATGAGCGTCGGATTATTGATAACACGATGACCAAACTTCGTACACTTGTGGAGGAGGTTCAGTGTTCGCTCATTCTCATATCGCACCTTCGCCGTCCCCAAGGCGATAAGGGCCACGAAAACGGTCAAGAAACAACTCTCTCCCAGCTAAGAGGTTCGGCTTCTATCGGGCAACTGTCCGACATGGTGCTTGGCCTCGAACGCAATCAACAAGACAAAGACAACCCGAACCTAACCACGGTGCGTGTTCTCAAGAACCGTTGGAGCGGAGAGACGGGTGTGGCGTGTCACCTTCTTTACGACCGGGAGACCGGACGGATGACAGAGACATTGTTGATAGATGAAGAGGACGAGGAGTTGGAATTTTGAAAAACGACGAATGCTACACCGAAGAAGAATTTCAACAGGCTTATGTGAAGTTTCTTCTTGAACTACACGATGTTGAAAAGGATGGAATAGAACTAGGCCGTTACCCAACGGCAGATGAGTTCAGGGTCATATTCGAAGAAGAGTATGAGTGCAGCAAATTAGGCTAGTGCGGAGACACAGCGATGAGTAGATACATTCTTGATATTGAGGCCGACAACTTACTTGATGACGTTACGAAGATTCACTGCGTCGTCTTGCGAGAAGTCGGCTCTCAGACATCAGCACTGACTTACTACTGGGACAGACTTCATTTGTGTGTCGAACGTATGGAAAGGGCTGAAGAACTAATAGGTCACAACCTATTGGCCTACGACTTACCCGTATTGGAGAAGTTGTGGGGTTTCAAATACGAAGGAAAGGTAACTGACACTTTGGTTGCCGCCCGGACAATCTGGCCGAATGTGGCCGAGATTGATAAGAGCCAGAAGAAGATTCCTCAGAAGCTATGGGGCAGTCATTCACTGAAGGCTTGGGGCTACCGTCTTGACGAACTGAAGGGTGACTTCAATACAGGTTCAGGCGAGGACTTCAAAACGTTCTCAATGAAGATGCTTGATTACTGTGTTCAAGATACCAAGGTTACTGACAAGCTGTATTCATTGATTCAGAACAAGGCGTTCTCTGAGGACGCATTGGCTCTTGAGCATGAACTTGCTTACCAGCTATTCAAGCAAGAACAGCGTGGTTTCGTATTTGATGTCGAAGCTGCAAGAAGTCTCTACGCATCGCTGGCGCAGCGAAAGAACGAGATTGCTAACGACTTACTAGAAGTTTTTGAACCAACAATCGTTGAACTAAAAACAAAGACGAAAGTAATCCCATTCAATCCTGCATCCCGCCAGCAAATTGCTGACCGTTTGCAAAAGCGTGGATGGAAGCCAACAGAGTTCACCCCATCAGGTGAACCAAAGGTTGACGAAACCGTGCTGGAAACAATCG